ACCGAGCTGGAGGGCGGCGGCCTGGAGCACATCGTCAAGCAGCTGGGCTACGGCGACGACCCGCTGAACCAGCGCGCTTCGGTGGGCTGGAAGGGCATGCGTGCTGCTGAACGTCTGGTGGAGCAGTACATGGTGCGCATCGAGAGCGTGTCCAGCTACTCGGCCAACGCCGCCGCAAACTGAGGAGGTGTGCAGGATGACAGAAAAGAACGTGCGCATCCGGCTGTTCAAGGACAACAGCCGCTATAAGGGCGACCTGTTCGTCAGCGTGAACGGCGTGAACTACAAGATCCGCCGCGGTGTGGAAGTGGAGGTGCCGCCCGAAGTGGCGGAGGTGCTGGAACACAGCCAGATGCAGGACGAGCGCACTGCTGCCCGCATTGCGGCAGCGGAGAACGCGGCACAGTAAGCAACAGGACCGGAGCCCGGCAGGGAGATGCCCCGCCGGGCTTTTTTGAAAAGGAGCGTGGAACGATGACAGTAGGACAGGCGCTGGAACGCGCCGAGGAACTGCGGCCCGGCAGCCGTGTGTCCGTGCACACCCGGCAGGAGTGGCTGCGGGAAGCAGACGGCATGCTGCGGGAACGCTTTTTCAAGGCCAGTGATACGGATGCTTTTGACACCGTGGGAGCGGACCGGGCCTGGGACGATGGCCTGCAGGACGAGGATGTGCTGCTGGCCCCGGCCCCCTTCGATGCCCTGTACCCGCATTACCTGTGCGCCATGACCGATGCCGCACTGGGCGAGACCGACCGTTACGCCGGGGAGCAGGCACAGTACAATGGCATTCTGGCAGAGCTTGCGGCCTGGCTGCGCCGGACCTATCCGCCGCGGGCCTGCACCCGCTGGCAGTGGTGAAAGGAGGGATAAGATGGTTCTGGCGAACCGGACCAGAGTCCAGAACAGCCGCACCCTGCTGCGGGCCTTCGGGGGCCTGAACGAGGGCTACGGCTGCTCCGAGGCAGAGTACAGTGCGGGGATCAATTTTTCGTCCCGGGATTTCCCGGCGCTGAGCACCCGCAAGCCGCGCCGCAAGCTGAGGGAGTTGACCGGGCTGAACGGCATGTATCACCTGAACGGGCTGCTGACCGTCTGCGGGAAGGATCTGATCTACACGCCGGATGCCGACGGCGCGAACCCGGTGACCTGCACCGAGGCAGTGACCGACGGCAAAAAGGCACTGGTGGGCATTGGTACAAAAATCCTGATCTTCCCGGACAAGGTAGCCTTTGATACAGCGGACGGAAGTGTTTCGGCACTGGGAGCTGTATGGCAGGCAGAGGGACAGAGCGTGCAGTTTGCACCCTGCGATGCCGCGGGCAAGGCCTACGAGGTGAGCGGTTACGGCAAGGAGGAACCGGAGAAGCCTGCAGACGGACAGCTCTTTTTGAAGGTGGAAGACGAGGAGCACCCATGGGCCAGTACCAGCACACTGGAAGAGTACAGCGCATCCTCCGGCAGCTGGACGGCAGTGCCGCTGGAATACTGCCGCATCACAGCGGCGGGCGCGCAGAGGCTGTTTGCCCAGTGGGACACCGTGACCGTGCAGGGCACGGCAGCACAGCAGGCTGGCATGTGGACAAAGCTGGACGGGGATCTGGTAGTTTACGATGTGCTGGAAAACGGGCTGCGCGTGCGGGTAAGCCCGGAGGGAGATCATGTTTACGGCACGCTGGTGCAGAGCGCAGAGAGCGCCCAGTGGACCAGCCTGGACGGCAAGGAGACACGCAGCTTTGCGGTGAGCACGCCGGTGCGGATGGAACGCCGCGTGCCGGATCTGGACTACGTTACCGAGTGCGACAACCGGGTATGGGGCTGCAGCAGCAGGGAAAACGTGATCTATGCCTGCCGCTTAGGCGACCCCACCAACTGGTTTTCCTACCGGGGCATTGCGGCAGACAGCTACGCAGTGACGGTGGGCAGCGATGGTGCGTTTACCGGCGCGGCCACATGCATGGGCTATGCACTGTTCTTTAAGGAGAACACACTGCACAAGCTCTATGGCTCCAAGCCTTCGGATTTTCAGCTCACCTCGCTGCGCTGCCGGGGCGTTGCCAAAAACGCGGCGCGCAGCCTGTGTGTGCTGAACGAGACGCTCTATTATCTTTCGCCGGACGGTGTGATGGCATGGGACGGCAGCATTCCAACAAAAGTGTCCGGCGCGTTGGATTCGGGCCGGCTGGCCAATGTGCAGAGCGCGGTGGGCAGTGCGCTGGATGGCCGCTATTACCTGCATGTGGCCCGCACGGCGGCAGGCGAAAATACGGCAAGGCTGCTGGTGTACGATACCGAGCGCGCGCTCTGGAGCGAAGAAAACGTGTGCTCCTACGAGATGACCAGCACCGGCGGACAGCTTTATCTGTGGGACGGGCAGGCACTATGGGCCGCAGATCCCAGCCGCGAAGCGGACTGGCAGGCCACCGACGGTGTGGAGGAAAAGCTGAACTTTGAGCTGACCACTGGTGACATTGGGCTGGACGGGGCCGAGGACCGGTATCTTTCCCGACTGACGCTGCGGCTGGATGCCGAGTGCAGCAGTACGGTGGAGGTGGCCGCCAGCTATGACGGCGGCCCATGGGAGACGGTGGCAAGCCTGACGGCACAGGACAAGCGGCGCAGCTTTGATCTGCCGTTCGTGCCCCGGAGGCACGGCACCCTGCGGCTGCGCCTGAAGGGCAGGGGACAGATCACCCTGCGCAGCATTGCAAAAACAATGGCCGCTGCCAAGGGCGGCATTGCAGGCGGGGAGGTGTGACGAATGGCAAGCGTGATGGGCATTAACAAGATCGGCCTGCCCAAGCTCAGCGAGAACATGGACCCGGAGGATGCCCGTGCCCTGCGCAGCTACCTGTACCAGATGCAGGAACAGCTGCAGTATGTGCTGAGCAATCTGGACGTTGAGAACATGTCCGACGAGATGCGCACGAAACTGCAGAATTTATAAGGAAAGGATCATATATGGCAAACAGAAAGAAAAAGGACGAAGCGCTTGCCGCTGTGCAGGCGCAGACGGAGGGCAGCGGTCGGCCTGCCGTGCAGAGCGGCTATTCGGCGGCAGGACTGGACAGCCGCTCGGAGGTGGAAAACGCGCTGGCAAATTCCAGCTACAAGCCCAGCCAGACCGTGACGGATGCCGCAGATGCGCTGAAGGAGTGGCAGGCAAACCGCCCGGGCGATTATCAGAGCAGCTATCAGGAGCGGATCGACCAGCTTTTGAACCAGCTGCTGCAGCGTGAGAGCTTCCAGTACAGCTACACCAAGGATCCGCTCTACCGCCAGTACGAGCAGAACTATTTGCAGAACGCCCACAACGCCAGCGCAGATGCTGCGGCGCAGGCTGCAGCCCTGACCGGCGGTTATGGCTCCAGCTATGCCACGAGCGCCGCCCAGCAGGCGTATCAGCAGCAGATCGGTGCGCTGAGCAGCGCCATCCCCACGCTGTACAGTCTGGCGCTGGATACGTATACCAGCGGCGGCAACGAGCTGGTGAGCCAGCTGGATCAGCTGAACAACAGCGAACAGGATGCCCAGCAGCAGTACAACAACAAGCTCTCGGACTACTACACCCAGCTGCAGCAGAAGGGCGAAGCATACAACAACGCCTATGCACAGGACTACGGGCAGTATCAGGATTATCTGAGCCAGCTGGGCACCCTGCACGATTATTACTCCGCGCAGGAACAGCAGCAGGCAGCACGCCGCCAGCAGGTGTTCAGCAATGTGATGACCGTGCTGGGTGTGCTGGGCGATGCGGTGCAGATCGTTCTCAGCGGCACCACGGGCGTTGGCTCCATGCTGAGCGGCCTGCTGAATACCGGCTATAACATCTACTCCGGCAACCGTCAGTACGAGGCAGCCCGTGCGGACACTCAGTGGAACCAGCAGCTGCAGGAGCGTCAGTATCAGGACAGCCTGAACCAGCAGCGCTACGAGAACGAGACGAGCGAGCGGGAGTATCAGGACAAACTCAACCAGCAGAAATTCAACAACGATGTCACAAGCCAGAAGCTGAACATCGCACTGGGCGAGTGGAACCTGAAAAAGTCCAATGCAGCGCAGAAAGCAAGCCGCGCTGGCAGCACGGCGGCAGGCAGTAAGACTGGCGGCACTGGCACGGGCAGTACGTCCTCCGGTACAGCCAGCCGCAGCACGGGCACTGCCACCCGTCTGGGCAGTGACACCTCCCGGAATGTGACGGTGCCCTACATGGCCATGCTGATGCGCAGCCAGGGTAAGAGCGATACCAGCATCAGCACCGCACTGCGGCAGGATGGCTATTCCAGCGCAGAGATCGCACAGATCCTGCAGCAGATGAAGCGCTGACCGTGCGGATGGATATCAAACAATAAAAAGCATGTGCAGAGCACACAGGAGCCGTTCCGGCCAGAGGTGTTCTGCACATGCTTTTTTAGCAGAAAATAATGGCGTGCTGTTCGAGTCCCACTGGAATACCACCACCAAATAAAAAAATCCGCT